GTAGCCGTCTGTGCTAAAAAAACCCCCTCATGCTTGCTTGACTTGCGTAAGTTGCATGGCTTGCATAACACCTGCAAGTTATCAAGATCATGAGTACCACCAGCCTTGCGTGGGATAATGTGGTCAATGTGCAATGGCTCTTCATCTGAGCCACAATATCTGCACTGCCTACCATCCCTAGCAAATACACGCTGCTTATGCACCCTATACCTGCGGCTGTTGAGCTTGTCTAATGCCAATTGAATTTTCTCCAGTGATCTAAGGCAATGCATGGTTCACCATATCTATTGCCTATGTAGTCTAAGCCCCATCTTACTTGAGCATAACCATCTTGGTCTTTAAGCCACTCACTTCTACCTTGAGGAATACCATAGTGTGATCCATTAGCTGCTTTAGGATTCCATGCTGATTCTTTACCATAGAGTATAGATAGACATTTATATTCTTTATAGTTATAGCCTAATAGATGTAAAGCATATTCTTTATAACTAACATATTGCTTTGGAATAGATCCACCTGCATCAGGCATGATGCATAGAGCTATCCCAATAGCTACTAGCACCCCGCGACCTACCCGCCTCAGCGGGTCGCGGTGAGCCTTTGAGAGGCTCTGCGCCGTTAGCGTACCATGACTGTCAAATTCATTTACATAAGTGCTGGTCAGAGCGGTGTGTCGCTTCATAATGTCTCCTTATTGTTACCCTGTGGATAACTTCTGTGGATAACTATTTGTCTGTAGAGTAGAACCCTTTGCCCTTAAATACAGCTGGGATAATGCCAATAACTTTAACCATTGGTGCATTGCAGTAAGTGCATGGGATCATAGGTCTATCGTGCCATCCATGTGTGATTTCTTGACTAAGATTGCAGTCTGGGCATCGGTAGTCGTAGGCTGGCAAGTGAAGCACCTCTTTATCTTGTAAGACCCACAGGCTAAGCAGCGGTCAATGTCTGCATCTGTGGGTTCGCTAGTTAGATGACCATATTGAAGTAGAAGTAGTGGCAATAGATCAGCTAGTCGGATGATGGCGCAATACTCAGCAGCATCTTCTCCTTGTCCATTTAGCCGTATGACTCCGAAACCCAATTCCCCCGAAGAAGATGTCCGAGCCTTTAATTGCTTCAGATACGCAAGAGGTTGAAAGCCTGCCCTAGCTTTAACTTCAACATCAAACGGAACATTCACAATATCCTTGCCACTACCCCTTCCCACACACGCGCCCTGCCACCAAGTCGATAGGTACTCGGCTACTACGCGCTCTGTGCGGAAACCTCTGTGTTTTCTTGCTTGACTAGCCATTAACCATCAGTCCCATGACAACGCCACCAATGAATAGAACTAAGATCAAGATTGTAAGTAATTGCTGACGATCATCCATTGACTGCCTTGCACTTTCTGCACTGCCATGTGCCGACAATAGGCTGATTATCCTTGAACTTAATCTCGGCAACAATATCGTGAGCTGCTGTTGGCTCATTGCATAACTGGCAGTTAATAGTGTCAAACAATGGGACGTCCTCGATGTTAGTCCACTCGCCTGTCGTTTCGTTAAAGTATTCTAAGTGACCCATTATGCCCACGCCTTCTGAGGTACGAACTTACCCTCGCTACTAAGTGTGTACCAAACTGTGTTGCACTTGGGCTCGCCACCTTGATGGTTTACTACTGTGCAGAAGTAACCGCCCCAAGCCTTGTTGTTCTTTGTGCCTTCACGCCACACCATGTGTCCATGCTTGCAAGTTGGTGCTTCTTGTGCTTCACCTGTACCAATGATCGCAGCTACAGTCTCCATAGCCTTGTCCAGGGTAACTGGTGCATCTACTACCTTCATGTATTCATTGACTGGGGTAGTCCAATAGTCTTGCTGATCTGGTACAAGATCCTGTACCGCTGGCTTTACTACTTTTGTAGCAACGACCTTAGTCATTTCCTCTCGGCTAGGGCGTTTTCCTTTAGCCGCATAACCTGCATTTGCAAGAGCTCTGCCGATAGCCGAAGTCTCACAATTCTCCAGTGCTGAAGTCGCATTAACGCCTCGATCAGTAATCTTTTCTTCAGCGTATCCTGTCGTCCACGCAACGCTATCACCAGCAGTCTTAAATAGATACGCCTTGATAATGTATCTATCCTTCTCGCAAAGCTCCATCTCTGTTGAAATGCGAAAATCTGGATAGTCCTTAATAAACTTCTCAAGTCTGACCTCCACTGTCTCATAATCGGCTAAATTAAACATATAGGTCGTTCTCCTCTGTTGCTAGTTGCCCACCTAAACCAGCGTAGGATGCCATGTCGATCCAGTTGTCGATGTGCTGGGCTGACTGATTAGTTCTTGCAAGTTTAACCAAGACCATGATCCCTGCCACTTGATAGTCGTGTATCGGTGTCTGTAAGTATGCACTGAGGAGCATTGCGGTGTGCTGCAAGTTATCCGCAGGGTGACCATATGATAAGCCACGATCGCGGATCGTGTCGGTGGCTGAGAGTAAGATTTCATTGGCTTTCATTCTTCCCAGAATTCCTGTCGGCTTAGTGCCCGACCTCGGTGCCAACCTTCTCGAATGCCGCGTTCTTTACCCAATCTATAAGCATCTATTGTTATCAGTGTCATCGAGAATGCTAACCCTATGAAACAGATAAGCAATGCTTTTTCTGTTGTTGTCATTTCGCCCTTTTTCTTATAGTAGTTATAATTAGCACTTTTCGCACCAAACGGAAGAATCATTTTTCCAAGCTAGAGCTTGTTTCTTTGTCTTGAAGTCACAAGTAAAGCCATGCTTTTCGCATACAAGTGTCCAAAATTCTTCCTTGATTAGTGTCGTTGTGCTTGTCATGGCTTTAGTGTTGCATAGACTCCAGACTAATCAAGCACATTTTTATAACGAAACGATAACAATTCTCCAGCGTCTACTGCATCGTCTAGCGTGGTGCGGATGTCAAGCGTAAAGTCGTCCATACAGGGTGAATGACCCATCCTTGTTTATAGGCACAAGCATCGGACTAACACGATCTCCATGCGTTTCTATGACTGCTACGCTCATCTGCCAATTAGCACTCCCAGCCTTCAAATAAGAGGCTTTGCGCTTGTCCATGACATTCCCAGCCTCTAAGCCCCACAAAGTCCTGTATGAGGCTCCTATGCCCTCTGTGAAGGCACTGATGCCTGCTCTATGAGTGTGTCCACAGACTACAGACTTGCCAAACTTACGCGCTAGACCGAGAGCTGTAAGTCCAGCATTGGTGTTCATAGATCCTTCGTCTCCGTGGACTAAAACCCAGCCTTTGTGGAACTCAAATGGCTTTTTGTGGAATCGGATACCGAGTCCTGCAAAGTCCATAAATTTGGAGTATTCAAGCTCTGGGAGTCCAATGAGGCTAGGAGCGCGTAGTAGCGTGTGGTAGAGCCTGTCTGTATGATTGCTTCGAGTGACATCTGTTGTGCCGAGTTCATAGAGAATATCCTGAGCAAGGCTTCTGTCAGCATCTAGCGTTCCTTCCCATTCTAATTTAGTGCCCTGTGCCCACTTGCTTTGTGACTGCATATCTAGCTCATCACCTGTGTTTAGGATGAGGTCAAACTTCTCACGCTTTACTAACTTGATTAAATTCTTAACGGCTTGCTCATGATGATAGGGGATCTGTAGATCCGATATAACCAGATAGCGTTTCTTAATCATCATCCTCATCTTCATAATCGCCAAATTTCTCTGGCTCGATTGGATCAGGCAAGATCCATGCAGGATAAGCAGACCGCTCTACGATAATTCCGAGGACAGTTTCCTCATCAAAGCCAGCCCGCTTTAGGCTTTGAGCAAACTCATACATCCCAATGCAGTAAGCATCGAGAGCTGAGTAATCTTGCTCTACTAAATCCTTAGTTGCTTTTCTTGCCATGAGATAATTGTTACCTGTCTAGGAGTTGAATCACAGTTTCGACACGCGCTTCAAGTCGTGTCAATCTATCGTTCATTGACGATCCACCATTTGGCTTTAGTTCAGCGAGGTAATGTTTAACTAACCAGCGGATTGAACCCACAAAGGCAGATCCAATCGTGACAAGTGCTACTGCAAAACCTGCCCAGTTAAGGGCACTCATTACTTCTTAGTGCCGAGTGAACTATCGTTAGGCGATAGGTATCGCAAAACTGGTGGAATGATGGATGCAAGCCCAGCTGCGATAAGTGCCTTTGGATCTGTAATTCCTGCGGCATACATGGAAATTGCTGCTACTAAAAAGGCTCTTGCCCATGATCCTGCTGCGGTCTTTAGTTCATTCATTAGATGCTCCTAGCATAGGTACTTGAAAAAAAGCCCCATCATCGTCAGCTTCTTTCGCAAACGAGATGTGACAGTGGTGGTTGTGTTTGTTAGCCCCTGTGTATTCTCGC